AAGGAGGATGCAAGACGCATTTGAAAAATTTTTGGCAGAGAATCCAGAGTTATTGGAAAAATCTCGTAGTCGCAAACCTTATTGGGAAAAAACACCTGAAAGACAAGAACAATTTAAAATTGCAATAGAAAAAATACAAGAGGGTTATCCAAGAAAAGTAGTCATAGAATGGCTTATACAAGAGTGCCATTGGACACTTGCATTTAAAACAATATCGGACTATTTAGGGGATAATTTAGATGAAGAAAGGTAAATCATTTGAAGAATTTAGTACCGATGACTATAACCAAATAATTATTGAAAACAGCGAATTAAAGGCCACTAACAGGCGTATTCTTAAATCATTGGAAAAGGCTAAGCAAAAGAAAATTGATCTCGTAAACGCCGTTTATAACGCAGTTAAGGACAATTTAGGCCTATTAGAGATACCTAAGCCAACAAAACCACCCATTGATCGAAGAAAAAGCAAAGAAGAGATTGCCATTGCATTATTTTCTGATATTCAGTTAGCCAAAACAACACCAGATTATGATTCAGATATTGCTGAACAGAGAGTTTTATTGTATGCAGATAAGATAATTGAGATTGCAAGAATACAAAGAAAAAGCCACCCAGTTAAAAAAGTTTGTGTTTTTTCTTTAGGGGATATTGTAGAGGGTGAATTAATTTTTCCAGGGCAAGAACATCTTATAGATGCCTCTTTGTATAAACAGGTTACAATCGATGGACCAAGAATCATGATTGGTTTTTTAAATAAATTATTACAAGAATTTGAAGAAGTAGATTGTCATTTTGTAATTGGTAATCATGGTGCATTAGGTGGCAAATCAAGAAGAAACTACAACCCAGAAACCAATGCAGATCGTATGTTGTACAAGATTGTAGAAATGGCCTATGAAGATAATGACAGAATAAATTTCAATATACCAGATGGCGATAGAGAAAGAAATTGGTATGCAGTTGCTGATTTAGGTGAAAGATGTAAATTTTTCTTATTTCATGGGGATCAAGTCAGAGGATTTGGTGGTTTTCCATGGTATGGTTTTGGTAAAAAATTACTTGGTTGGAAAGCATTGGCTGCAAATGGTCTTATGGAAGATTTTAATTACGCATGTGCAGGTCATTATCATACGCCAACAACAATGTATGTAAACGATATACGATTATGGGTTAATGGATCAACAGAATCTTATAATACATTTGCACAAGAACAGTTGGCTTCTATGGGTAGACCATGCCAATATCTATTATTTGCCAAAACTGGTCTAGGTGTTACAAGTGAATATTTGATTAACTTAGAGTTGGATAAGTCATAATTTCTGATTAAAATATATATATGAGTAAAAAGATAATTGGTTTAGAGCATGACGGTATCAAAACCAAAATAATTTACAGCGATAATGGTGAATATATAGCCGAAGAATTAAAGGTTGGTATTACCACTATTGAAGAACTACAAAAAGTTTAAAATTTGTTAACGCAGATTCTTTTAGTTTGTAGTGTCGTGTCCCCAATTACACCCGATCAAATAAATAATTATCAACACTGTAAGGCTAGAAATGAAATTATTGTATCAATGCAAGAATATATACCTTTATTTAGTCAATATTTTAAACAAGAAGATTTAGAAACTGCACTTCGCATATCTTGGTGTGAATCAAGAGGAAAACCAACAGCAGTTGGTGTAAATAAAGATGGGTCAAAAGATGTTGGCCTTTGGCAGTTTAATGACAATACTTGGGAATGGTTAAAACCAAAATTAAAAATAACATCAGATAGAACAGATGTAAAGGTTTCAACGGCAGTTGCCTCATGGCTTTTCTACAATGACGGATCACATCATTGGAAACCAAGTCAATTTTGTTGGTCTTTTAAATCTTAGATTTGATAAAAAACTAGTTCCTGTTAATCTTTTTGTATAGAGAAAGGAAGATTATGAAAAAGAAAAAAGAACTTGATGTATATATTGCATTAGAAGAATACAATCGATTCAAACATACAGTGAGAATTGTAGATCAACCAAAGGGCGATATTGGTAGTAAATATCTTCATGATGGTAATGTATTTTTAGAAATTGCTGATGAAGAGAATAATGTTCATATCAATATAGACAAAAATGTGTTTGATTTAGTAATACAAACATATTTAGAGGGGCGATTTATAAGATACACAAGTGGCATTATTAAAGGTCAGTTAAGAAGAAGAATTAGAGAATTAGTTACTGAACTTAACAAACGAGAATCAGAATTAGAAAAAGAACAAAGAGAGGCTACAAGCAAAAGGTTAGAATCTATATAAGTGTAAAAATGCAAAAAACAATACAAATATTCAAAGGTAATACATTTAAATGTCCATTTGAAGAGGGCTCAATAATTGCAAAATATTTTGAAAGATTATATAAAGGTGAGTTTATCTGTTCAAAAGATCATTACGATATAAGAAAAATGGTATTTTCTATGAAACAAAAAGGCTACCCAATACAACGATTGCAGTGCGATTGTGATTTACCTTATAAGCATACTCAATATTATTGGGAATTTGGTATAGATATAAACCCCCAATAACCGTCTATTGCTAGACGATTATTGATAACAGGGCGAATTCCATGAATTTCTAGTAATATTATAGTAAATGAATATAGAAACCGTACCAATAGATAATTTAAAAGCGCACCCGCAAAACTATAAAGAACACCCCGAACAGCAATTAAATCACATTATTAAATCTATAAAAGAACATGGGTTTTATAGAAATGTAGTTATAGCCAAAGATAATACAATCTTGGCAGGTCATGGTGTGGTTATGGCGTGTATCAAGATGGGTGAAAAAGAAATACCGTGTATACGATTAGATATTGATTCAGACTCTACACAAGCATTAAAAGTCTTAACATCTGATAATGAGATTACAAATTTAGCAAAAGTTGATGATAGACAGTTATCAGAAATTTTAAAAGAAATACTAGATACTGATTTTGATTTAACTGGTACAGGTTTTGATGAAGATCAGTTAAGTGCATTGGTGTATACAACAAGGTCATCTTCTGAAATAGAAACATTTGATGAGGCAAATGAGTGGGTTGGTATGGTTGATTACAATAACCAACCAGATGATTTAAAAATAATGGTACATTTTGAAACAGAAGAAGATAGAGAAAATTTTATGGACTTATTAGGTAACCCGCATATAAATTATAAAATGAAAAATACATGGAAGATTTGGTACCCAGAAAGAAAAAATGAAGATCCAAAATCCATTAGATTTGAAAATGGATAAACCAAAATACCCAATTTATGTAATAAGCAAAGGTAGATCAGATGTCTGTTACACGGCAAATTTTATGTTAAAAGATAATGTCGATTTTAAAATTGTTATTGAGCCACAAGAATATGATGATTATGCAAAATTCTATGATGAAAAATTATTAATGGTTACACCATTTGCCAATCTAGGTCAAGGCTCAATACCAGTAAGAAATTTTGTTTGGGAAGATTCAATAGAAAAAGGTCATGAAAAACATTGGTGCGTTGATGATAATATACATTCAGTTAGATATTCTTGGAACGGTAGGCGTATTAAATGTAATGCCAATATTGGTTTTAATGCAGTAGAAACATTTACTGATAGATATGAAAATATTGCATTGTCAGGTATGAATTACCACTTTTTTGTGCCACCCGGAACAAGAAAGCCTTTTTATCAAAATTGTAGAGTCTATTCTAATTTGTTGATTCGTAATGATTTAGATTTTAGGTGGCGAGGTAGATATAACGAAGACACCGATCTATGTTTACAAGCACTAAGCAAAGATTGGTGTACAGTTTTAATAAATGCTTTTATGATTGAGAAGAATGCCACCATGAGCATGAAAGGTGGTAACGCAACAGAATTATATGTTGGCGACGGTAGGTTAAGAATGGCCAAAGATTTACAAGAACAATGGCCTTATGTGGTAGAAGTCAAAAGAGTATACGGCAGACCTCAACACAGAATAAAATTTAATTGGCGTCATTTTGATACACCTTTAAAACGCCGATCAGATATTAATTGGAAAAAAATTAATAAACAAAAAATTAAAATGAAGATTGTAGAGCTTGATGATATTAAATCTGAATCTTTAAAAAGAGATGTAAAAAAATATAAATAGTTTTTATTTGTCTTAATCTAAGGTTAATATATATTTTATGTTTGGCGGGGGTTTGCCTTTCTCTATAACAATAGAAATGCACCTATCATGGTAACCCCCACCGAACTGAAAGGAATATATGTTTGAGATGTATAAAGAAATAGAATTTGACCCAATAGGCGTTGCAGAGATTGCAGATTTGCTTGGTGTAACTAGGCAAAAGGTAGCTAGTTTAAAACATCATGGTAAATTACCAGAACCAACAAAAGTTTTAAAGTGTGGTCCATTATGGGACGCAAACGAAATGACCGATTTTATTAATACAATTGGCATAAAAGATAACAGGAGGAAATAATGAATAGAGAAACACAAATTCAACTATCAAAACCATGGAATACCAATTTGATAAAACAAATGGACAAAGGTTTTGGAAAGATTGATTATGTAGAACATACACAGGTTGTGCAAAAATTAATTGCACTAATACCAGATCTAAATATGAAATTAGGCGATGTAATTTATGACGAGATTACAGATTCTAATGATGTAAAAAGAACATTTGTAACAGGTATAAAGGTTATTCTATGGGGAACGGTAGACGGTGAACAAAAACAAGTCGAAGAATACGGCATGTGCGATAAACCATTTTTTCATGAAAACCCAAATAAGGTTTCTAATAATGGTCAGAGAATAAAAGAATGCATATCAGACGGTTATAAAAGATCTGCGATGAGGCTAGGTGTTGGTCTTGAATTATATGATACTGACGCTTGGTTATCTAATTATTTAACCAAAGAAGAAGATAAAGTCACTGAAGAAGAATAAGATAACAACATGTCAAATCGTGTTGTTGCAGAATTTTATTTTTCTATTGTACCAGAGTGGTTAATAGAGTCTGAAATATCTGATAACGCACTAAGAGTTTATTCAGCGTTATACAGATTCGCAGATAAAGATGATGGCAGTTGTTGGCCATCTATTGCCACAATTGGCAAGAAATGTAATAAATCTAGTTCATCTGTAAAAAGAGGTATTAAAGAATTAAAAGATCATGGTGCAATCGAAGTAAAAGAAAGATACGAAGAAGATAAAGGACAAACATCTAATCTTTATATTTTAAAATTGAACCCTGCTTTTAAAAATGAACCACCCCCCCAGTCCAAAACTGATACAGGGGGTAGGTCTAATATGACCCACAAACCAAAGTCATTTAACCATAGTCATAATTACAAGATTGGAAGTAGTAAAGGTGAGTTATTTATGGCATTATCTAGCAATTTGTATGAACCTAAAACAAAAAATGAGATATCTAGTTTTAATAAGGTTGTAAAAGATTTAGCAGAGATCGGTGCAACACCTCAAGAGGTACAAGATAGAATTTATATTTATAAAAAGAAATGGCCAACAATGACACTTACACCATTTGCATTGACCAAAAATTGGACTTTATTAGGTGAGATGACCGAGAAAGATAAACCACCTGTAAAAAGAAATTGTGAAGAAGAGGGCCACGCATGGGTTGATCTTGACGTAATTTTACATTGTAGGTTTTGCAAAGAAGAAAAGTCGAAATAGTGTAGTAAACTATGTTCATGGAAAGTTTTGAAGATACAATAAATTGGGGTGCATTGTCTATTGCATTTTATTTATCAAAGGTACCTCAGTTACTTAAGTTTGATGTTGAGATTATACCAGAGGTAGAAGATACACAAGGCGGCATTGCATTCAAGCACGATAATGATTTATATTTTATTGTTTTAGGTAACAGTAATGAATTTGAAGTGTCTGTAATAACAAAATATCAAGATTTAGCTTATATGATTCTTCCAGAAGCCGATGATCTCATAACATTTTTAACATCATTAGATAATGGTTTCAAAATTTATTTATAAAATATTTTAATCTAAGATTGACAAACATTTCAAAATTGGCCTAATATTCTTATATATATAGAGAAAGGTAAAAAATGGTAGAACTAAAATGTGAACATTGCGACAAAGATTATGTTGCAACAACAGAATTGATTATGTCAGAAGATGTAATTGAGTGTAAGGTTTGTCTAAATGTCATTTTAATTTGTGATGATGAATTAAAAATGCAAATCAATGAGGTTTTCAATGTGTGAGAACTGTAACAGACCATTACATAGAAGAACTGCCCATGTATTATTCAATGCAAACACAAATGAATATGAAGATATTTGTAGATTCTGTGTCATTGAAAACCCTGCATACGGCAGAAAAATGTCTTAATCTGAAATTATAATTAACAATATAGAAGAAAGGTAAATTATGTCTAAAAGAATATTTATTAAGAAGAGTGGACCCGGTTCAAAATATTTTGGTTATCCCAGTGCGCAAGAAGCTGTTGAACATGTTTTAGAGCGTGTAAACCATGAAATTAAAGAACAAGAAGATTTAAAAAAGGCAATAATAAAAACCATGTCAGAGGCTCAACACATGGAAATTTGGGGCAGAATGCAAGTACTTAGAGATATGAAAGAAAGACTAGAAACTCATATAAAAGAAATTGATAAAGCAGATGTCATGGAAGATATGGCACAGGACGGTGCATTCTAATGCCATCTGTAATATTTTATGTAAATGGTAAAGAGGTAGAAGTTGATCTACATGACCCACAGTTAGATTCAATGACCAGTATAAAAGAATTAATGAATGGTATGTTGAAAGATGATAAAGGGGGTGAAGAAGAGTGAGATACGAATTAATTGGTGTTTTATTTATGACTCTTATGTTTGCACATCTTATTTGGACAATGCAAAGAAGATTAGAAAGAACAGATATTAAAAAAGAATTAGAAGATTCTAATATTATTTACCTCACTGGTAATGATGTAAAAAAAATGTTAGATAAGGCCGAGAAAGATGTTTTTCAATGAGCGAAGAATTGAAAGGCATTTGGGAAGCAAATACAAATAGTCTTGTTTGGCGACAGGTAATTCACAAGAACGGTAGACCAGTAGAAGAAACTTGTCATGGTTCATTTGGTTTTTTACCTAAAGAAGATAATAAAGGTATGTATATGGTTTTTATTGTTTACAAAGAAAATGAAGAAGAACACTCAATTGCAATACCTAAAGATGTTTTACAAACGGCACTTACACAGGGGTGGTTTCCTAAACGGGGTAGTGAAAGATGAGTTACGCTGAAAGAATACAAGAGATTTTATCAGATGGTCGGTGGCATTGTATTCTTGATTTGATTGCAGAAACAGGGCTGTCTGCAAGAAATAGAATAAGTGAATTAAACCAAGACCATGAAACCAAACATAATGTAAAAAGATATATTGGTGAATCTTGTAACTTAGAAAAATGCGATCATAGATCAGATTTGTATATGTATAAATTAAATAACAATACTGTATCTGAAGAATTAAAATTTTCTAACCCAGTATTAGAAGATTTAGCTAGTAATAGAATCAATAAAAATACAGATGAAATAGAAGATTGGTTAAATAAAACACCAGATGAACGGCACGAATATGTGCAAAATCTATTAAAAAACGCAGGTTTAAAGTAAGATTAGAATAAGTATCACACTTACAACCCCTTATAGTGATATGCGTACGACCCCTTACAATCCGCTATGTAAGGGGTAATTATTTTTTAATCTAAGATTGACAAAGATTCTAAAAATGGCCTAATATACTCTTATAAATAGAGAAAGGACAATATGTCAACAAGAGCAACAATAACTGCAAAAATGAAAGATGATGTATGGGTTTCATTTTACAAACATCACGACGGCTACATAAGAGGTGGTTTAGGCGAGGTTTTAATGAATTTTGTTACACATCATGAAAATAAAAAAGAATCTTTTACAAGATCAAATTTTATTGAATTTGTTAATGAATTAGGTCCAAACATAGATAGTTTGTACGATATGGATAAAATAGAAAGAATTATTGATCCATTAAATGAAGATATTAAAACAAATGGTTTAGGATCATATAAATTACATGGCGATACAGAATATCATTACACTTTTGATAGATTACACGGTAAAACATTTTTATTTGTGCAAAAAAGAGATTATGATAATGGTTTTCAAAATGGTACAGAAAATACCAAAACTGGACATTGGACAGATTTTGCAGATAAAGAATTAATTGGTGTTTCTGGTGGACCATTTTTCGATCAGATATTAAATAAAATTATTTAAAGAAAAAACCATTTACTCTAGCATGACCCCTCATACGAGGGGTTTTTGCTATTATAATTAAAACGCATGAATAATAAACCTAAACTCGTAGATCAAGAATTAAAAGAGAGATTATTAGAAGCTATTAGATTAGGTATGTATACAGAACATGCATGTGCCTACGCAGGTATTGCCTCAAGAACATTTAGATTATGGCGAGAAAAAGCTGAAAATGAAATAGAGCCTTATGCGTCTTTTTGGTTAGAGGTTAATAAAGCAGAGGCAGATGCAATAATAAGGCGTGTTGCAAGAATAGAGCAAGCAGGTAAAGATGGTCAATGGCAGGCTGATGCATGGTTATTAGAAAGAAAATACCCAGATAAATTTGGTCGCAAAGAAAAATTACAGTTACAAGGCGACCCAAATGCACCAGTTGAGATAGAATTGAATTGGTCAGACGGTAAAAGGTTAGATCGTGAAAACGAAATTATAGTTGAGGCAGAAGATGTCAGAACAGTACAAGAGGAAGAATAAAGAAGAATTATTTGTAATTGTTGACGGTCAAAGGGTACATGTCTCATGGTTAGAAGATTTATATAAGGAAGAAGAAGAATAATGAGCCAAAAACAAACAGGAACATGGTATGAAAATGCAGGTGGTGTTGTACAAAGCAACGAATGGTATACTCCGCCAGAAATATTTATAGCATTAAAAACAGATTTTGATCTAGATGTTGCCTCGCCTAAAGAAAAAATACCATGGTTACCTGCTGAATATTGGTTTCATGAAGAAAATGATGGATTAAAAAAAGATTGGTTTGGTTTCGTATGGTGTAACCCGCCTTATGGTAAAGATACTGGTAAATGGCTAGAAAAATTTATTGAATATGGTAATGGTATCGCTTTAGTGTTTTCAAGAACAGAAACACAATGGTTTCATGATTACGCAATACAAGCAGATATTTTATGTTTTATAAAGAGAAGATTGGCGTTTTATAAACCTTATGCTGAAGATCAATATATACAAGCAAAACAAGGTAGCACTGGTAGTTTATTGATTGGTTGTGGCGAAAAGGCTGTTGAATCAATTAAACAAGCTAAGTTAGGATATATAGTACAAAATGTGGTTTGATGAAGTATTACTAGATGATCTAGATGAAGAATTGCCCGAAATTTCCGAAAATGCCGACCTAAAAAAAGAATAATGGACACCAATTTAAAAAATGTTGGTATAAATAAAAAATTTGTAGTTAAATTACCGCAATTACATGAGGGTCAGAAGAAAGTTGCTGAGTCAAATGCACGATTTAAGGTTTTATCAGCAGGTCGTAGGTGGGGAAAAACACGATTAGGTGTTTGGTTATGTTTAGAAAAAGCTTGGAAAGGTGGTCGTGCATGGTGGATTGCACCAACATACGCAATGGCTTTAGAGGGGTGGAAAGATTTAAGAAATATTGGTATTGAGTACGGTACGATTATAAAAGAATCAGAAAAAACAGTAATCATGCCTACTGGTGGTAGTGTATCGATCAGATCAGCAGATAATCCAGATAGATTAAGAGGTGCAGGACTTGACTTTGTTGTATTAGATGAGTGTGCCTTTATGAAACCTAATGTATGGGCAGAGGTGGTAAGACCAACATTAACTGAAAGACAGGGCGGTGCATTATTTATTTCAACACCAAAAGGTTTTAATTGGTTTGAAGAAGTCTATAACAAAGCAGATACACTTAATGATTGGGAAAGGTGGCAGTTACCAACAAAGACCAACCCATTTGTACCATTATCAGAATTAGATGTAGCCAAAGAAGAAATAGGAACTTATTTATATTCACAAGAATATGAAGCCAAATTTGTAGAGTTTACTGGTGGTATATTTAAAGAAGATTGGATTAAAACATTTACAAAAGACAATGTTCGATTCATGAACAATACAGGATATTATGAACAACGCATTCAGTATGATTTAGGTACAGAAAAGGTCTACGATATTGATTGTCAAAAGTTTGCAACTGTTGATCTTGCAACATCTACAAAACAAAGTGCAGATTACACGGTTGTTGCATGTTTTGCCAAAACACCTACAAATAAATTAATTCTTGTTGATATGGTTAGAGAAAGACTAGAGGGTCCAGATATAATACCAAAACTAAAACAGAAGATACAAGAACATAATTTATCGTATGTTGGCATTGAGAGAGCAGGGTATCAATTATCTTTAATACAAATAGCAAGACGAGAGGGTTTAATTGTAAAAGAATTAAAACCAGATAAAGATAAGGTCAGTAGGGCTTTACCATTATCTGCATACATGGAAGGTGGATCAATGTTTTTAAATCCGTCCAACATGCACTATGATGATTTAAAGAGAGAATTATTGCAGTTTCCAGAAAGTGAACACGACGACATGGTTGACGCACTTGCTTATGGTGTTTTGGAAATAAGAAATAAAAATAAATTTATAGCTTATTAGGTTGTTTATTTTTATGTAATATGGTAGTAGAAAAAGTTTGGTCAAAAGCAAGTTAGTTTTTAGGTGCGTTTCTAACTTGCTGGCGACCTAGAAAGGTACACATTGGCAGAAAGAAGATCATTTAGGGATATAGTCTTCGGTAATATAACCTCAAGAGATGATAGAGAAAAAAGAATTAATTTTTTTAGAGAAGATCCAATTACGCCGAGTAGTTTTATCATGGGTTACAATTCTCATGCAGGTAATTTTGATTTAAAAGATTTAGGTAATGGACAATCAAACAGTGCTGTAACAGCATGTTTACAGGTATTGGGAACATCTTTTTCAGAAGCAAACCTAATTGTAAAGTCATATCAAGACGATGGCGAAGAATCAATAGTATATAATCACCCATTACAAATATTAATGGAAAGACCTAACCCATTTATGTCTGGTGAGGTTGTACAACAGTATTTAATAAATGCCTTACATGTATTCGGCGACGCATATTTATTAAAAGAAAAAAATAATGCAGGGCAATTAACTGCATTGTACCCATTGATACCAGATAGAGTAACTGCCAAAGGTAATGAAGAAACTCTAATTACAAACTATGAATATGCAATGGACGATAGAAAATTAACTATTGCAAAAGATGATATTGTGCATTTTAGATTAGGGCTTGATCCAACAAACCATAAGAAAGGTTTTGCACCATTGCAAACAGTTCTAAGAGAAATATTTGGCGATGAATCTGCTGGACAATTATCAACTGCATTACTATCTAACTCTGGTGTACCGTCTGTAATTATTTCACCAAAAGACGATTTTACAATATCTGCTGATGAATCAGATCAAATTAGTAAAACCTACCAACAAAAGGTAGGTGGGTCAAAAAGAGGACAACCATTAGTTCTTTCAGGCTCTATGACAGTAGAGAAAATGGCATTTAGTCCAAGTGAATTAGATATTGGAACATTAAGAAGAATACCTGAAGAAAGAGTATCAGCAGTTCTTGGTGTACCTGCAATATTGGCAGGTCTTGGTGCAGGTCTTGAAAGAGCAACCTATGCAAATGCAAGAATGCTTAGAGAATATTTTACCGAAAATAAATTAATACCATTATGGCGCATGGTTGCAACTGAATTAACATATCAGTTGTTACAAAAAGATTATGAATCAAATGCCATTGTAAAGGCACAATATGATTTTTCTAATGTTAGGTCTTTGCAATCTGATGAAGAAGATTTGTACAAAAGATTAAATATTGGTGTTAAAGGTGGTTGGATTTCGGTATCAGAGGCTCGATCACAAGTTGGTTTACCAACCAATGATGATCAAGATATATATTATGTACCTGCAAATGTGGTACCAACAGACGCAAAAACAATTGAACCTCAAGAACAAGAAGAAGAACAATTACAAAATCAAGATGAGGTGGAAGAACAGTTTGAAGAATCAGCATTTACTGTTGATGAAACAAAGATAATTAAACAAGAAAATGGTGAGTTCTGTGTTTATAACGAAGAGGGTACAAGAAGATTTGGTTGTTACCCAACACAAAAGTTGGCAGAGGCAAGATTACAACAAATTCACATGTTCGGTGAATCACAATACGAAGAAGAAAATGTAGATGATTGGGATACTGAATATGAAGAAATAAAAGCAGAGGTAGAAAAAGATACTTTTACTACAATAGAAGAAGCAAGAGATAGGGCAGAAGATTTAGGCTGTTCGGGAACACATACACATGATGATGAAGGCAGATTGGTTTATATGCCATGTGCCACACATGAAGAATATGAAAGAAGATTAGCAGAAGAAAATGGCGACACTGAGTGAAATATCGGTTGGCGATACTGTAAGTTGGTCAATACCGAAAGATCCAGATCCACCTAGTGTTGTGCATGGTGTAATAACATCTATTAATTCAGAAGAGGAAACTGCAAATATGCGTGTATGGTCAATTAATGAAGATGGATCACATGATCAAACAGATAGAACTGTAACAATGCCTGTATCAAGACTAAGGCCAATAAATGATTTCAGAGAAGAAAAACAAGTAAGTGCAAGAATAGAAAGAATATTACGAGATAAG